CTGCGGTCATCTGGACGTAAATTAGAGGCAACCTGTGTGGCAGCCTCCGTTGTAAGTGGGTGTATGTAATCAGACACGTTTGTAATATTTGGGTGAGTAATCGCCTTCCCAAGATACAGCACGTAATGTAGCTGGAGCTGGGTGAGATGATCGTAAAGTAACATCGACGTTTGTATTCTTTTCGTATACAGGTACAGTCTTGATAAACTCATCAAGATATGGAGCGTCTGATGTATCATACTCATCTAACTCTGTAGACTCGTATATTTCTGTGTAGTCGTTTTTACCGACTCGTTCAAGGGTAGTTTCGTATAGGCCTATTTTACCAAAATGAAACTTGAGTCTATGTAAAACTAACGAAGAGTTTACGTCAGCTCTCGTAGCTTCACCGACTTTTGAAGTAGGATAAAATTTCGGAAACTTGACCTCGTATGTGTATACATAGCCTAAGATTATAGTAGCTCCTGACCAGTTTCCCGGTACTATAACATTAGCAGCACTGATAGTAGCTTTTGCATACCTACCAACACGTGATGAGCTAGTATCTGAATCAATAACTACTAACTCGTAGTTTGGAGAAGTAACTGTGTTTACAGACGGCACATTAGAAAACTGTGTGGTGTCTGTAGCTTCTGTATAAACGCCGCCACTGATAGTAGTATGGTTATCTACATGTAATAAAAACTCTGTTTCATCTTGTGTGATACTTGGATCGTTTTCTGTTTGTATTAATTTAATACTTTGTAAAAAATAATCAGTATCTAAAAAGAAATACTCGTCATTTATAATAAAATGGTAAATTATTGGGTTGTTAAACTTCCATTTAAACCATGCAGCTTGCTGTCTTTTTTCAGCAACTTGAAAGTATTTAAAACCATATACAGTGTCTGAATTTGGTGTGTTGGTGTTGTTAGTAAACGCAGTACCAAGTAGAATAATAGAGTTATCACGAGAGTTTGTAATTAAATCTATATTTTTAGGTAACAATGTAGGCACCACTTTACTGATCTCTACTATAGTAGGCTCACCTTCTCTACGTATATTAGCCATCTCATTGAGTCGACTAAACTTACCAGAGTTATCTATATAAGCTAACGTAGTACCTAGAGATAGAGGAGGTGCATTTTTGTTATAATTAAAAGTTGATATACTTCGTAGTTTTGCCGTGTCAGGGTTTAAAACTGTATCATCAGATGAAAGTAAAAACTGTTGATTTGTACTAAATACAACTAAACCTGTCGTTGTTTCTATACCATCAAATAGTTCTGAAGGAAACATAGATGAAGCAGCTATATCAATAGGATCACTAGCTGATATTGTGAGAGCTGTTTCAATAAAAAAATCAGGTTTATCAAAAGTTCCCGGTCTACTCGTTATTACATTTTCTCCTGATAGAAATACTAATCTGTTTCTGAAAAATAATACTTTATTAACAGCATGTCCTACAAAACTAGGGTTCGGGTTAGTTTTTGTATCACCGACTTGTCTTTTAGCATAGTTATATCGTCTTACAATAAATGTATCAGCAACAGTTGAACGTTGTATAATCAAGGGCATGTTAGTAAGTGTTTTAGTTATACCCGGTAAAGCACACTCCTCCCAAACTCCGACTCCGTCTTTTGCTCCTTCACCTGTAAACTTTACATAGTAATCATCTTCATCAGCACGTAACGAATTAGATACTCTTACTATATAACCCTCTCTACACTGATTAGGTAGTTTTTGAACGTCATTTACAGAAGACTGAAAACACCGCATTAGATCATCGTCTACAACCTCTAAAGTAAAAGGTTGAGAAGGATTAGCATCACTATATACATATAAACCAGTACCCGTAATGTCACATTTTAGTCCAGTTTTCTCGATGATATCTTCTTGTAAACTACCTAAAATAGTATCAGAAGTAACAGCTGTATCAGCATCAAAAGGAGTAGGAGCTGGTCGTATAAGTCCAGCACCTCTAGCGTTAGTTACTATAGTACCCTTGATCTTTGGTTTTTCGTGATCTTCAACTCGTATAGTATAAGCAGCAGCTACCCCCGTATCTGAACTTCCACTACCAACTGACGCACCACCAGCAGCTGAGTTTAAAGTTACATTTACAAGATCACCTGTAACCCAACCTTCACCACCATGTAATAGCACAGCTTCTCTATTATAACTACATCTGTAGTTTTGACCGTCTGGGCCATCATTACTAGCACTATAGTTAGGGCTAACGCCTTGCTGTCCTAATATGTTAAGTCTAAATGTTAGGTTGTTCTTACCACTTGTGGCACGAACACCGAGGTTTTCTAGTTTTTGATCACCTGACGCAGTCGTGCTACCTATATCAACAACTTGAGCTGGTGAAGCTGTAGCATTAGCAAAAGTAGTGCTTAAAGAAATTTCATTATCATTAATTTTGACGACATAGTAGTTAGTATCAACTGGTAAATCTTGTATAGCTGTACCTCCATCAGCCATGGTATATCTTACTTTCTGGCCGTCAACCAAGCCATGACTACTAAGGGTGATCTTGTTATCAGTGTGGTTTACAGCACTAGGTTGAAATGTAAAGTTAATTGTTTGAGTAGGTGTAGTTGGTATAGTAAGTACTTCGTTAGTAGTTGTACCTGTATAATCACTGGCTGCATTTACACTAAATACTTGTGTACCTATACCGGGACAATGACCTGTGCCGTCTGACTCATCTAGATCGTCCCTTAATATTTTAATACGTGTAGCTCGTGTAAGTATATCTTCGTCGTCAGTATTTTTTATATTAACACCATACTGTCTACCGTTTTCGGTACGCAATAGTTCTATAAAACCAAAGTGAGTATGTGGCCTAGCTTGTGTAGTACCTGTTATACCTACCTGTGTTACGTCTCTAGAGGCGCCTGCTATTTTTCCCGGAGGAATGATACCAGCATTAACTTCCGTTGCAGTATAATTAGACACATCCCTATTAGTAGCAAATGTGGTGTCGTTAATTGTTAAGAATTGTAAGTTTTCTGGGTCAAGTGTTTGAAGATAATATTGTACATCTGCCTGTGCTGTATTTATAAATAGCCAGTTATTTGTTGTACCACTAGTATGGTTAGGTGCACTACCACTAGCTATTGCAGCTTGAGCTTCATATATTCTTACTGTTCCAGAAACATTAACTTGAACTCTGTCTCCAATCGCGTAATCTACATTACTATCAAAATCAGCTTCTCCATATACAATAGTCATCGCTGCTCCAGTGGTGCAACTAAATACCTTTACTTCACCAGTTATGGCAACTTGCCCAATATAAGATCCCTCTTCCTCATCACGATAATAATGAAACCAAGAGTTAGTACTTAATGCATTTTGTAGTTTAGCTATTCTTTTAGCTCCGGGTCTTTTAAATAATCCTCTGGTTATATCGGGTATTGCATTTATTACCTCTTTTACTTGACCGGGAAACTTTAGATTGTCAGGCTGTTCTGACATCCCTAGTGAATATTGAGGGATAGTTTGTGTTATGCTTGCCATTATCGTCTAAGGTTTATCCAAGGTTGATATGTTTGATAAGTAGACCCTTCCTCGAATCCAAACATACTATGATCACTTTGGTTACATTCGTACTCCATAAGTGTAGCTCTTGCTAATGCTTCTTGTTGAGCTAGTAATTTAACCAACTGAGGGTTTGCAACTAGCTTTGTAGCAGCAACTCTTGAGGCTCTGTATGTTATGTATCTTCTAAAAGGAATAGGTAGATCTTCAAAGTTATATAATCTAACGACATCAAGATCTAGACTTCCTGTAAAGACATCTGTGTGAAGCATTTTATCGTAAATAAATCCGTTACGACGTACAAGATCTTTAGTTCGTTTAGTGTAGTTGTCATGTAAATCCATAGAAAGTATGTCATTACCAATAGCTATTTTACCATTAGTATCTATATCAAACTTTACATGCTTTTCTGTGTTGTAATGCCACCCCTCTGATTGCGTGTCTACGTTAGCATCACGGAGTAGGTTATAAATTATTGCGACCTCTGGATTGTCAAAAGCTCCATCAGCATTTAATGTAAGTGCTGTAAGAGGTGCTTGCCCGATAGCTCCCAGTATTGAGTTAACTGCGGATAGTTCGGTATCGAGATCAATAGTTGTGGAAGCCATAAAAAAAGGGGGACACAAAGTCCCCGTATAAAAAAATAAAATAAAATTAACTTAAAGCTGAAGGCTTAGTTGCTGTTCCAGCGAACAATTCAACAGCAGCAGCAGGGTTAAGTGCGTCTGCTCCCATAGCTAGGCGACCTAAAATTACGTCACCTTGATAGATTACAGAAACGTCTCCAGAAGTTACCTGTACTTGAGGTCCGATTGCCTCTACAACACCGGCTGCTTCTTTTTGGAAGATAAGTCCACAAGAGCTATTAAACTCTGTGCTGTTACCATATGTGTTAACAGTCTTAGTAGCTGATGAACCAGCTCTTTCATCCTCTAGTGATTCACTTACGAATGAACCAGAGTTTCCGGGATCTGTTACTCCGGGGTTTGTTGCAGATGCTGTACCGTACTTAGTACCAAAGCTGCCAAAGAAAGGAATGTTCATTGACTTGTAGATCTTGATGCCTGCAATTTCAACGATGCCGTTACCTGACTGTAATGCATCACCTGTCTCGTCTCTGTTGATAAGACCGTTAGAACCAATATTTTGTATAAGTTCGTAGTACTGTCTTGGGTTAAGAACACCTACTCTACCTTCAGTAGAAACTCCCTTTTCATCTAATGCAGCAGCTGCATCGTAGAAAGCGTCTATTAAGTTAGATGCAACATAAGCATCAGCGGCAGCAGTTCCTGTAGAACCAACACGAATCTGTGTACCACCGGGCTCTACGAAGCCACTTTTAGTGATGGGACTAGCTTGTCTAGCTGCCTTAGTGATTGATCTGAAGATCTTTCTGTCATACTTCTCAGCTAATGCGTAGCCGATTTTCTTAGAGATTTCTCCTCTTAGATCATAGTGTGCTAGTGTTTCATCTAGCTCATAAACAAACGCAGAACTTATTAATAGGTCGTCGCATGTTATGGTTTTTTCAGCTACTGGAGGTGCGCCATCGTCGTTACCTAGTATGCTCTGGCCGGGTGTATGATACTCGGCTTTGGTTCTGCCGGTGAAAATGAACTGAAGACTCTTACCGTTAGATAAGGTTCTCTTCATTACAAGATCTCTAGCGATTGTGTTTCGCTGAAATCCTTTGAACATTTCCCCGGAGAACAACTTTAAATACAGGGCTCGTGCGTCACCTGTACTGTTTGACTGGCCGGGACGAGTTAATTGTGCCTGCGTTCCACCAGCATTAGTATAGTCGGTTTGTTGTGCCATTGTTATGGATTAAAAAAGATTGATATTATTTAGTACTAATTTTTCTCGAGATTTTGTAGGTCTATCCCTACCGTCTAGACGGCTAAAGGTATCCAGCGTACTGGGCTTTTGCCAAGGG